TCAGTTGGCGGCGCCTGTCTGGCCATCGACCATGACGCGAGTCAGCTTGCCATCTCCGCGCAGGGTGACAGCATAAGTGCCCGAGGGCAAGAGCTTCACTTTGAGCACGCGGGCGCCGGGCACCATGCCCTGGGCGATGTTGGCTGCCTCACGCTCGCTGATCGGCAGATTGTTGTCCTGGGCCATCTGGATGAAGGGAGCCTGCTGGGCCACAAGACCGAAGCTGGACTGGAGCGAGTCGGCACGCGCCAGGGAGGCCGTCGCCAGCATCAGGCTCAGCAGTACAAAACCAGTCTTTGCAACCGTCATTCTCACGTCAGTCCACTCCCCGGCTAACGGTTACATTTCTAGCGATTCCAACCTGAACGCTGGATGAACATCTCCATCCCCGGAAAAACAGCGAATTTCAAGGCTTTGCCATGGTTTACGTAGTGTGAACCAGGGTCAGTTCAAGCCTTGCGCCGGGGCCCCGGAAGGGGTGCCTTCTGGATGATCTTCTCCACCGAACGGCCGCCGATATAGCCCCCCACACCGACGCTGAGAAACTGCCAGAAACCTTCCGGCAATGCACTCCACCGCGGATTGAAAGGCACAGGATATCCTGCAATCAGGTCCGCCACGGGCAGCACGAGCCCCACCAGCACGAGAAAACCGAGCAGCGTCATCATCAGGAGCGGCCGCCAGCTCCGCGTGAGCCAGTGCTCGGATTGCACCTCCGCCAGCACCACGGCCTGGCCCAGTGCCGCTTCCTTGCCGAGTTCGGCCAGCATCTGCACCTGCAGCTCCGCCTCGATCTTGCGGCGCAATTCGGCATCCTTGACATGGGCCTCGATCAGCTTGCCGAAGGGGCCGGCCATGAGGGCGGTCACAAACTTCACGATCAGGGCAAGGGGCATCACTTGCCTCCCCTGCCGGTGGCAAAGAGCGAGATCAGTGCCTGCCAGAGGCTGGCAAGGAATCCCTCCGGCACGGTGCCAGGCGCCGGAGCGGCATCCATCATGAACAGTGCTGCCTCGGCGGCCCGGCGCTTCACCAGCCCGGGAAGGACGCGGCCACCGGCCTTGTTCCACAGCGTCAGGCGTTCAGGCACGCGGGCAAGATCACCGGCATTGACCACCTGCAGCACGCTCGAACTGGCAAAGGCCCCTGTCCCCACATTGTAGGCGAAGGACACAAGGGCCGAAAACTGCCGGTCGCTGAGGTGTGTGGTGACCAGCCGCTGCACGCGCCGCGCCACCTGATCGACGTCGCGCAGGAAGATGGCTTCGCCCTCCGCGCGGCTCACACGCAATCCGGGGCGCACCTCCGGCGGGCCTGCTGCGGATGTGTGCCCGAAGCCAATGGTCCACACGCCCGCGGGATCGCGATAGGCTTCGCCGCGGAAGCCCTCCTGCGCCCTGATCAGGGCATAGCCCTCTTCCGTCATCTGCATTTGTTTCTCCTCTTTGAATGATTTTCGGGGCGGCGCGCAACGCCGCTTTTGTTGCCCGTCCCGGCAGGCTAGTTTGCCGCCCGGACAAGAATGGATTGATCAGTCATGACTTCAGGCAACAGCGCCCGCTATCCGAGCCTCGGCGGGCGGACCGCTTTCGTCACCGGCGGCGCCACCGGCATCGGTGAAGCCATTGTGGCGGCCCTCGCGCGGCAGGGCACGCGCGTGCACTTCTGCGATATCGCTGCCGACGCCGGAGCCCGCCATGCCGAGGCGCTGGCGGCGGCCGGGCATGATGTCAGCTTTCATCATGTTGATGTCACCGACTGCGACCGGCTGCGGGACACGCTCGCCGGGATCGAGGCGCGCAACGGCGCTGTCGATGTCCTCGTCAACAATGCCGCCAACGACACCCGCCATGACTGGCGCGAGGTCACGCCCGAACAGTGGGACCGGGTCATGGCGATCAATCTCCGGCCCATGTTCTTCGCCTGCCAGGCGGTCCTGCCCGGCATGATGCAGCGCCGCCGTGGCTCCATCATCAATTTCGGTTCGATCTCGTGGACGGCGAAATTCGGCGCCATGCCGGCCTACACCACCGCCAAGGCGGCGGTGCACGGCCTCACCCGCTCTTTCCTCACTGAGGCAGGCAAATGCGCTGTGCGTCTCAACACCGTTGTCCCCGGCTGGATCATGACCGAGCGCCAGCTGACCCTCAATCTCGATGAGGCGGGCATCGCCCTCTTGGAACGCAATCAGGCGCTTGCCGATCGCATCATGCCGGATGATGTGGCCGCACTCGTGCTGTTCCTCGCCGCCGATGACAGCGCCCGATGCTCGGGCCAGCAATTCACCGTCGACGGCGGCTGGATCTAGCGCAGCGGCGCCTGCAGCAGCGCGGGCAGAAGCTTTGAAGCCCAGGCTCCCGCCGAGGCGGCACAGGCCAGCATCAGGGTCAGCGCCATCCATCCGCCGCGCGCCTTCACCAGCGCATCGCGGATTTCGCGCACGTCCTGGCGGATGGCCTGAAGCTCAGCCTCGACGGTTTCCATGCGCGCCTCGAGATTTCCGATCTCACGTTCCAGAAGGGGCATTGCAATCTCCATTCATCCAGCCGGCGTCTCAGCGCGGCGTCTGGAATTTCGCTGTCGCCAGCATGTAGTCGTAGTTCACGGCGCGGGCCGTCGTGCCGATGCTCTTGATGATGAGGCCGCCGAAGCCGGTGTCGCGGCCCGATCCCGTCGGGACATTGGCGGTGTGTGTTGCCACCACGCTGCCGTCGATGAGAAAATCGACCGACGTGCCAGCCGCGTTGACGGCGATCCCCAGGCGCACGAAGCCTGTGCTCACCGCCGTGGCCGTGGCGCTCACGCTGCGTGTTGCATTGTTCGCGGTCACGCATTGCCAGTTACCGGAGGCGGTGGACCCCAGCGCCACGCCGCCTTCATCGTAGAGAAAATAGGCAGCATCGGCCTGGTTCACCGCCGTATGCGTGTCGATGAAACCGATGAGCAGTGCGAAGCGCTCGCCCGAGGTTGAAAGTGTTGGCACCTGCAGGGATGCCTCGAACAGCCATACCGCAGCACCAAAGCGCAGCACCGACGTGCCGCTTGCCAGCGCGGCCCGGCCTGTTGATGTGGTGCCCGTCGTGCTCTGCACCACGCCCACCTGGGCACTGCCGGTGAGGGCGACAGGCGATGACGCAGCGCCAATGCCGCTGTTCACCTCCACCAGGCTGTTGTCGGAGGCGGTGCTCGACGTGTCCTGGATGAAGTCGGTGAAGAATTCAAAGCCCAGGCGCCCGCGCGCCTGCGACCGGGCGAAGTCGAGCACGGCGGGCGTGATCTTGCCGGCATCTCCCGCCGAGTGATCGAAGAGCAGCAGCGTATCCGCCGACACCTCGGGGTCCGCCACGTCATTGAGCAGGCCCGCGACCTTCAGCGCCGCAGCGAGCGTGAGCCGGGCATGGGCCGCGCCGCTGGCATCATGCACGAGAAGCTCGTCATCGCCTGCCGGTGCCGTGAGCGCCGGAAGTCCCGGCAGGTCGGGGGCGATCAGCAGGTTGTCGCCATGGCTCGGGTCGTCGCTGCCGATGCTGGCGCTGAGGCCTGGCGCGGCGCGGAAGTTGAATGTGTCGCTGAGTGTGGCATGCGCCGTGCTGCTGCCGTCGCTCATCGCCGCATAGGCTGCAACAACACCACTGGTCGGATTCCAGCCACTGCCATCGAAGCTCAGAAGCACATCCTCGTCATCGACCCAGAGCGTCCAGCCCTCGCGCGGCGCAAGGAAGCGCCAGAGGCCGGCCAGCCACAGGGCAATCATGCCGTCACGACCGGCCCAGCCATCGCTGGCGGCACTCGCAATGAGATAGCGGTCCCCTTCGTCGGGCGTGGCGGGCGGCGCCGTCAGCCCGCGCGAGATGACGCTGAGCTGCACCAGCCCGTCGAGCATGGCGAGGGCTTCGTTGTGGGTGACGTGTTTCTGCGCCTGGGCCGCCGCCAGATAGGGCAGGCCCAGATGTGTGGTCTCAGACATGGATGATCCTTTCGATGGCGATGCCCGGGCCGAAGGTGGTGCTCACCTGCTGCACGCGGGCGGTGAATGAAGCGGGCACAGCGCCGAAGTCGGCGGCCATCTCGGAGGTTCCGTAGAGATAGTATGGTGCCGGAACATCGGCGCTGCGCTTCTGCGTGCCGCCATCAAGGATGGTGACACGGTAAAACTCGTTGGCCTCGCCCAGCGGCACATCGGCCAGTTCCCAGCCGTCGCCGTCATTGCGGGTGCAGCGGATCCATGACAGGGCCGTGCCCTCTGCGGTGCGGTCGCCGCGCAGATGCACCGGCGCCAGCGGCCGCAGCGTCTTCAGGACGGGTGACAGGGAAATCTCGGCATAGCTTTCATGGCCGTGATCGTAGAGCTGCGGGCCGATGCGCCACTGCGATGGCCTTGCCGCTTCGGCGAGTGTCGTTTCGGGCTGCACCACGGCGGCATTGAGTAGCACGAAGCGCTGCCCCGCCGCGCGCAGGTCCTGCATTTCCGCAGCCGATCCGCCGCGGGCCCGGAGCAGGCCGGAAAGCCTGTAGGTCCTGGGGCCGGTCAGTTCGGCGCTGAGAAACTGGATGATCTCGAAGCCGTCCTCCGCCGTGCCGATGGCGGCGCGATTGGCGCCCGCCAGCATCTGCAGGAGCGAAACCGATGACAGCGCTCCGCTGGAAAGTTCGACCTCGAACACATGCGCATGATCGAGGCGGTCCACCAGCCCCGCCGGTAGGGCATCGCGCGTGCGCCCCATGGTGGCGGGTGCCGAGACAAGACGGCTGAAGTCGAAGCTGCCGTCGTCGCGCTGGCGGAACAGGGCCAGGTGGCGCGGCCAGGGCAAGGCCTGCGCGGCGATCCATGGTGCTGCCCTCTCGCCCGTGGCGAGATCCATCATCTCCACATCCGGTTCGGCATAATGCGGCTCTGGCGTGAGGACGGGCACGCGTCCGGGTGCAGGGAAGCTGCGGAACACCGAGGCGTCATGGGCCGCGGCTTCCACCTGCCGCGCCGTACCATCGACGATGCTGCCGATGCGCCAATCCTGTCCGCGCAGGCGAACCACATCGCCGGGCTCAAGCGCCAGGCTGCGCGGCGTCAGGGCAAAGCGCGCCGTGGTGCGCTGCTGCCAGGCGTCGGCCAGCAGCACATCGGCCCGCGCCTGGGCCAGCGCCTGCGAGACAGCGGCAGGCAGGTTCAGGATCAGCTCGCGCTGGCTCGCCCCGCTGCTGTTGCGTTGCCACACCGCGCCGGAGCGATAGTCGAGCCCCGCCTCCACATAGCCAAGGCGCAAGGCCTGCGGCACGTCCGCCTCCTGGGCGCGTGTCTCCTGCAGCAGGGGCGCATCGGCCTTGATCTCGGCCAGGGCATCGTCGGCCAGCACCGTGGCGCGCAGCTGTTCGCGCGGCACGAAATGCAGGGCGCCACCCGATTCCACGGCATCGACGGCAAAGACATTGAGCAGGCTCTCCAGCGCCTCGCGGCCCGACATGGGCCGGTCGATCACGAAACCATCGACCTGTGCTGCAATCCTGCCAGCGCCCACGGATTCAAGCCCGAAGCGCGCCGCCACTGCTTCCACCAGTTCCCCGAGATCAACCGCCCCCAGCCTGCCGTTGAGCCAATGGCCGCGGGAGAAGTTGACGCCGTCGGACCAGACGCCGGTCAGGGCAGGAAACTGCGGGAATGGCCTTGCGTCCCAGGCCCAGTAGAAGATGCGGGTGGCATCCACCATGCGGCCCATATATTCCGTAGACGGAGGATTATGCCCGCCTGCCGCCGCCCAATAGTCCTGCACCGCCCGCACATAGCGGTTCTGGATCAGGTCATCGCGGTCGCCACTCGAAAAATATGGAACGGCACTTTCGGAAGACTTGGCATCGAAAAACACATTGGGCTGGTTCGTTCCCTTGTCGATGGCAGGGCAGCCCGCTTCCGTGAACCAGATGGGCTTGGATTGCGGCACCCAGGCGGTGGACGAGGCGCTTTCGATGCCGCCCGGCCTGTTGACATGCGGGTTGCTCCACCAGCCCTTCAGATCCTTGTAGCGGTAGACCCAGGGCTTGCCATAGGCGCCGTCGCTGACCGGGCTGCGCAATTGCGCCTCCCTGTCGGCATCGGAGGCATAGTACCAGTCGAATCCCTCGCCGCCTGCGATGTTTGCTTTCAGCGCGGCAAGATCATGGAGCGAAGGCACGCCGGCCTGCGCGTCGAGATGGCCGCCGCCGTCACGCCAGTCGGAGAGCGGCATGTAGTTGTCGATGCCGATGAAATCCGTGTGCGCCGAAGCCCAGAGCGGATCGAGATGAAAATGCACATCGCCCGTTCCGTCCGGCGGCTGGTGGCCGAAATACTCCGACCAGTCGGCGGCATAGGAGACCTTGGCGCCCGGCAGGATCGCCTTCACCTCCGCCGCCAGAGCCACCAGCGCGCTCACGAAGGGATAGCCCGAGGCGGAGGATCGCAGCGTCGTCAGCCCGCGCAATTCGCTGCCGATCAGGAAGGCATCGACACCACCCGCCGCGGCGCAGAGCTTGGCATAGTGCAGGATCATGCGCCGGAACGACCATTCCGCCGGGCCATCATAGATGACCTCGCCACCGGAAATGCTGAAGTCACCTGCGGCAGCACTACCCGTAAAACTCGCCACCTGTGCCGCCGCCGTTGCCGTCTTGTCGGGTGTGCCCGGCCGGCCCGGCGCGATGCTGGCGGTGATGCGGCCACGCCAAGGATAGACCGCCTGCCCCGTGCCGCCGTAGGGATCGGGCAGGCTGTTGCCCGCGGCCACGTCCATGAGGATGAAGGGATAGAAGACGACCTTCAGCCCGCGCGCCTTGAGATCGGCGATGGCCCGCTTCACGCTGCCGTCGGAAGGTGTTCCGCCAAAGGCAGGCAGGCCCGCCACGCGGCTCACCTCATGCGCGGCCCCGCGCGACAGGCCCGCCACTTTCCACGTGTCGCCTTTCGTCGCCTTCACGGATTGATCGACACCCGGCCTCACCTGGCAATGGTTGCAGCGCAGGTCCGTGCCGAACCAGGCCACCACCAGCGACACCGCATCGAGATTGCGGCAGGTCTCCTGCAACTGGTCGAGCGACACGCTCCAGTCGCTGCGCTGGGTCGAGGCATGGGCATTCTCGCTCGCCACTTCGCCGTCACCCAGCTTGCGGGCCACGCGCCGTGTGTCGTAGCCGAACTCTGTCGATCCCGGGATCAGGCACATGCCACGCACGCGCTCCGCCGTGTCATTGCCGCGCCGCAGAACCTCGAAGGAGAGTTGCGGAATGCGGTTGCCGAAGTCGGCAAGCGGCAGCTGCTCGAACACCACATAGGCCAGCCCGCGATAGGCGGGCGCCTTCCCTGTGCCTTCCACCGCCACGATCAGGCTGTCGGGTGCCTGCGTTTCCGTGCCGCGATAGACCCGCAGCGTGAAGCCACTGGCATCGATCTCGCGGCCATCGGCCCAGACGCGGCCAATGCCATCGATCTCGCCTTCGCAGAGGCCGATCGCGAAACTGGCGAAATAGCTGTAGCGCGTCACCTTGCTGCTGGGGCCTGCCGCCGCCTTCGAGGACTCGCGCTCGGTCGAGGTTTCCTTCACCTCGAGGATGTTGGTGGCCCAGATCACCTGCCCGGCGATCCGCATGCGGCCCCAGACCACGGGAATGGCGGCCCCTTCCTCCGAGGCCATGACGCGCAGATCCTGCAGGCGCGGCCCCTCGATGCGGCGGCGCTTGGCACCGAACAATCCCTGATCGATGATGTTTCCGGCAATGCCGCCTGCGGCCCGCCCGATGACACCGCCCAGCGGCCCGCCGATCATGCTGCCGAGGGCAGCACCAGCATAGGATAGAACAACGGTGGCCATGGTTCAGGTCACTCCCGGAAACTGGAACACAAAGGCGAGCCGCCGCAGCCACCAGGGCGACAGGGGCACTTCAGCAACACCGTGCCCGTCCTGGGCATGGATCATCGCCGCCGGGCTTGTGGCGATGCCCGCATGTTTCGCAGGCAGATGCGCCCGCCAGCGGAAGAGCAGCACGTCGCCTGCCGCGAAGCTGAGAGCGGGCGCTGGCCGCAGATGGCGGAACCCCGCCTGTGCCAGTGCCTCGCAGCCGCCGCTCTCGGCCCAGTCGGGGGAATAGGCGGGCGGGGCTTCCGGCTCGGGGCCGCAAACCTCGCGCCAGACGCCGCGCACAAGTCCGAGGCAGTCGCAGCCAGCGCCGCGCAGGCTTGCCTGATGGCGATAGGGCGTGCCGCGCCAGCCGCGGGCGGCCGCCACGATGTCGTGCCGTTTGCTCATGAAGGAGGCTTTCTGAAATTCTGGAGTGAAGAGGTCAGCCGCGCCGGCCGCCATCCAGCGCCGGATCGCCGGTGCGCGGGAAGGCCGCCACGAAATCCGTGCCCGGCATATGCGGGAAGCCGCGATAGTTCGCGGCATTGGCGAATTTTGCGCGGCAGGTGGCGAGCTGCTTGTCGCAACCGGCGACCAGCTTGACCGTGTCGCCCGCCAGCACCGCGAAGGCGGGCGTGGCCTGAAGCTCGAGTTTGGCCTGTCCCTCCACCTTGCGATGTCGGCGGATCGTCAGTGTACGTCCCATTCCGGCCCCCGACAGGAAGCTGATGGTGCCGCGCGAGTAGCGCTCATCGGCGCCTGCAATTTCGGCGGCCGTCAGGCTCGCGCCCGCGGCGGCAAGGATCGTCCCTGTCTCGGAGAAGGCGGCGGCGTTCACCTTGCAGCGGCTGTCGCCCAGCATGGCGTCGCAGCCATGCTGGTAGAGCCGGCCCTTGGGCTGGTTCATGAGATGGGCGAGGCCGCGCACCTCGGCCGTGAAGGCCGTGCCGCCATAGGTCACCTCGCCGAGATGGCCCTTGCGCAGCAGCACGCGCTGGCTCACCTCCTGCCAGTTCACCCGCCAGATCTCGATTGCCGCATGGTCGAAGTCACCGGCCCGCAGGCGCGCCTCATCGAGCAGGCCTGATTGCAGCGCGCCGCTGGCCTCAAGATTGTCGACGGAGAGGCCGAGCGAGGATTCGATCTCGCTGCCGCTGAAACCCGCCGCTGCCTCGAAGCTGGTTCCGGCGAAGCTCAGGGTCCGGTCGTGATCGGTGAAGCCCAGCGTCTCGCCGGAGGCCAGCATCAGCTTCCAGCAGTGGCACAGGCCTGTGGTGCCGCTGTCGAGATGGGCCTGCAGGCCCTCCGGCAAGGTCCTCATGGCCGCACCTCCAGCAGCGGAATGTCGGGAATTTCTCCGGCCTCGAAATGCGCCAGGTTGATGGCGATGCGGTCGGTGTCGAAGCGCACCGGCACGTCGAAGGCGAAGCCCGCCTGCACCACAGCACCAGCGGCTGGCACGTGTCCTTCCGCAAAGCTCACGATGCCGGTTGTTTCGTCCACGATGAAATCGCTGCTTTCGACCGCATCGACGGCCACACGCACCGTGCCCGCAACGGGCGCGCTGATGTCGCGCCGGTAGCTCCGCAGTCCTTCGCCATAGAGCTTGCTGAGCTGGAAACCGGCCGTGATGCCATCGCCTTCGCCGATCACCTGGTCGAAGGGCGTGATCTCGCCTTGCGGCGGGCAGGATTTGAAATCGGCATGATCCTTGAAGCGAAAGGCATGCAGCCGTCCGCGCCGCTCCTCGAAGAAGGCGATCACCGCATGCAGGTCATCGAGCGTCTTCACGCCGAGCCCCACATTGTAGCTGCGCCGCGAATGGGCCCAGCGGCTGTTGCGTTCCTCGCGTCCCGAGGCCGTGGTCACGACCTCGGTGCGCCGCTCCGGCCCGCCGCTGCTGCCGCGGGCGATGCCGGTTGGAAATCTCGCATTGTCGAAGCCCATGTCAGCTGTTCCTTTCTCCGCGTGTGACGGCGCGGGCGAGTTGCGCCGCGATCTGCCCCTGGGCCTGCCGGAAGGAGGCCACATCGGGCGTCGCGATGTTGATGGTCACCTGCACAGCCCGTCCGCCGCCACCCCGCACGCCGAGCTTGCCGTCGCTGCCGCGTGCCAGCGGCATGATGGCCTCGGGGCCCGCTTCGCCCATCAGTCCCGCACCCTGCGCCAGCGGGAAGAGCACCGGGCTGTTGACGATGCCGCCCGCCGCGAAGGGCGTAGCCCTGCCGGCAAGCGCACCGCCCAGCAGGTTGCCGAGCGGGCGCAGCGCCTGTCCAAGCGCCTGGTTCGCCATCGACAGTGCCAGCCCGCGAAAGACATCGGAGAGCTTGCGGCCATGGATCACGGCGCCGGCGAGCGATGTCACCAGCTTCTGCCCGAAGGAGTCGGCCAGTGTGTTGAGGCCCTCCATCTCCTGCCGCAATTCCTGCGCCCGGAGTGAAAGGGCGGTGCCTGTCCGTTCAGTCATGTTTTGTTATCCTCATGTCGGGCCAGCGCTGCGCCATGGCCGCGAGGCGGGCCCGCAACTCGGCCGCCGCAGGCCCTCCCGCATGCAGCGGCAGGAGTTCGCGCAGGGTGCTTTTCCAGAAGGCCTCGGGCGCCAGTTTCAGTTCGCGCACGGCCCAGATGATCAGGCGCTGCCAGGGGAAGCGGGCTCCGGCAGCGCCTGGGCTTTTCCCGGCGGCGCGCCCTCCTCGACCGCGAATGTGGCGCGCAGCAGCTCCGCCACGATGCGGAGGTAGCCGGCGGCGCCACCTTCGGCCCTGAGATTGGCAACGGTGCCATCGGTGATGTCGTGGCCGGCGCCGCGAAGCCCTGCCCCGATCACGCGGATGGCGTCGCTGGCGCGGATGCGGCCGGTCTCGAAGCGCTCGGCGATGGCGAGGAGATCCTCGCCGCCATAGGCATCCTCGATTTCGGCCAGTGCCCCCAGCGTCAGGCACAGGGTGTAGCTCTGGCCCGACAGTTGCGCCTCGATCTCGCCACGGTGACGATTGGCCATCACAGCACCTCGAAGCTCAGCGCGCCCGCCGAAGCCAGCGCCAGTTCGAAGGTCACTTCCCCATCATGGCGGCCGGAGAATTCCAGCGCCGTGATCTGGAAGGGCCCTTCGATCATGCCGAAATCGGGGATGATGGCCTGCCAGTTGCGGATCGTGCCGTTGAAGAAGAGACCGCGCACGGTGGCATCGCTCGCGGCATCCTTGAAAATGCCGTTGCCGCGCAAGCTTGCCTGCTTGAGGCCCGCACCCGCCAGCAATTCGCGCCAGGCGCCGGGTGAATCCTGCGCCGTGGCATCGACGCTTTCGGCATTGAAGGAAAGTGTCGTGGCGCGCAGTCCCGCCACGGTCTGGAAGGAAGTGTCGCCGGTAGCGTCGACCTTCAGCAGAAGGTCCCGGCCTTTCTGGGCAGTCATGATGATGTCCTCATATGTCGGGTTCGGTGGCGGCGCGGAAACGCAGGGTCGCGCCGAAGCTCTGGTCGCGGCTTCGCGCCACGCTCCAGAAGACAAGCCGCAGGTTCACCAGCCTGTGGCCCTCCAGCGTCAACGCAGCATTGTCGAGCACCGTTTCGATGCGCTCGCAGATCGCCTGTGCGGCAGCGCGGCTGCGTTCTGCCGTGGCGACGGCGAGCTGCAGCATGTGCTCATGGGCCTTCTGGTCCATGACACTCCAGTCGCGGGTCTCGATGGCGGTGAACTCCACCAAGGGCGGCTTGGCACCGCGCGGCACCTCGTCGAAGACATGGCCGCCGCCGAGCAGCGCCAGCAGCGGCGCATCGGCCAGCAGCAGCGCGCGCATGGCCGTCTGCACACTCAGGGCAGCGTTCATGCCACCCTCGCCGGGCGGTGCGGTGTCAGCAGTTCGAGGGCGGCCAGGGGCAGGCTCGCACCCTCGCCCTCGCCGCGCCGGTCATACCAGTGCGACACGGTCACGAGGATGGCCTGGCGGATCTCCTGCGGCACATCCTCGGCCGTCGGTCCGAAGCCCACCGTCATCTTCACCTCGATGCCGTTGAGCATGCGGCCCGGTTGTGGCCGCGGCCGGTCGGCGCGCAGCGCAAGGCGGGCGGGCCTCGACACATGATCGAGCACATAATGCGCCGGATCGAGCAAGGCTGGCGTTCCATCCTCGCCATAGATCACCACGTCATCGATGGCGCTCACCGGCGCCAGGCACAGCATCAGCGCGCCGATGCCGGGCCAGCGGTCCACATAGAGCGACCAGTTCTGCGTGATGAGGCGGAGGTTGAGGCGCTGCTCGCAGGCGCGCCGCGCCGCTGCGATGAGCTTGCCGATATAGACGTCATCGCTGTCATGGGTCACGCGCAGATGCGTCTTGGCTTCGGCCACGGTGATGGGTTCCGTCTCCGGTGGAGCGGTTTGGATCAGGGGCATGTCTTGAATCTCCAATGGGCTTCCTCCCCCGCAGTCGGGGGAGGAACTGTCCGGCCGCTCTCAGGCGGTGCCGAACTTCAGTGTCTTGATGGCGTCGAAGTCCTGGATGCCGCCGCCCACGCGCTTGGTGGTGTAGAAGAGTACATAGGGCTTGGCCGAATAGGGATCGCGCAGCAGGCGCACGCCCACGCGGTCGACGATCAGGTAGCCGCGGCGGAAATCGCCGAAGGCCAGGGCATGGGCGTCGCTGCCGATGTCGGGCATGTGTTCGCTTTCAACGATCGGAAAGTTCATCAGCGTGGCGCGGCCTTCGGCGCTTGCCGCCGGCTGCCAGAGATAATGCCCCGCCGTGTCCTTGAACTTGCGGATCGCTGCCTGCGTGGCGCGGTTCATGATCCAGCTGCCGTTCTGGCGGTAGCCCGCCTTCAGCGAGTAGATCAGGTCCACCAGCTTGTCGCTCGGGTTCGAGGCGGCAAAGGCGCCGTCCACGCCCGTGGCGATGTAGCCGGTGTTGCCCCAGCTCCACGAGCCCTGCGCCACCTTGGTATAGTCCATGAAGCCCTTGGGCTTGTT